TAAGGGTGGAAACTTAGTATTTAAAGTAGACCCGATGGAAAGAGCTCAAGGAACAGTAGTAATCTTTCCATCAAATATAAGACACCAAGTAACAAGAGTAACAAAGGGTACAAGATATTCACTTGTACAATGGTTTAAAGGACATGAAAGCAGTAATTAGTGATAGGATATACTTAGAAGTACTTCCACATCAAAAACAAAAAATTGATAAGGAACTGACTTATTCTGTTCCATCTTTTAAGTTTGGCGATCCGCCTTTGATTATAAAAAATATGGCAATGATAAAACAAGATTTGGTTGCAATTCCAGTAGGCAGACAAGACCTAATACCAGCTGATCATGAAATTACTGATAAGAGAATACTAAAACCAGTAGAGTTCCCTGAGTTTAATTTGGAATTACGACCTAGTCAGAAGTCTGTTTATGACGAGATAGGAGACGGAGGCATAATAAACGCTTGGGTAAGTTGGGGTAAGACTTTTACAGGTCTTGCAATAGCAGGCAAGTTAGGTCAAAAAACTCTAGTAGTTACCCATACTTTAGCTCTACGAAAACAATGGGAAGATGAAGTACAAAAAGTATTTGGATTTAAGGCTGGAATTATTGGTAGTGGAAAGTTTGAAACTGATAAGCCAGTCGTTATTGGGAACATACAAAGTTTATACAGAAAGATTCCACAGATTCGTCAGCTTTTCGGAACTATTATTCTTGACGAAATGCATCATTGTAGTGCACCAACTTTCTCAAGAATTATAGATAAAAATTGTGCTAGGTATAAGATAGGTCTTACAGGCACATTAGAAAGAAAAGATGGCAGACATGTAGTCTTTCGAGATTACTTTGGAAGTAATGTTTTAAAACCACCAAAGGAAAACTTTATGACCCCAAAAGTTCATATCTTACCAATGGATATACGATTCATGGACGGAAACTCTATCCCTTGGGCTAATCGAATAAATGAGTTAGCCTATAACCCAGAGTATCAACATTCTGTGGCTATGACTGCATCATCATATGCGGCCAAAGGTCATAAAGTGTTAGTAGTATCTGATAGAGTAGATTTCCTAAAGAACTGCGCGAAACTCACTGGTGATAACGCAGTTTGTGTGACGGGCGCAGTCCATCACGAAGCCAGAGCCGATATAATAAATCAGATTTTTGAGGATAAAGATGTTCTGTATGGGACACAAGCAATATTCTCTGAGGGTATTTCTTTAAATATTCTAAGCTGTTTGGTACTGGCAACACCAGTAAACAATGAGCCGTTACTTACACAGCTCATTGGAAGAATAATTAGGGACTACGAGGGCAAACAACAACCTATAGTAGTGGATATTAATTTAATTGGAAAGACTGCAAAGAGGCAGGCTAGTATGCGCACAGCCTACTATATTAAACAAGGGTACGAGATATCAACCCTGTAGCCACCTCCGAAAAATATGTCTTGACAATAGTTTCAAAATTTGTTATAATATATGATAAAATATAATTGGGAAAAGATATTTAGAGAAGCGAAAGGCGATAGTGTTTCAATTCTCACTATTATCCACCTCTTGACTTACAAGAGAATCCCAGCCAGTCGGAAAGACAAAACCTATAAGTATTTTGGGAAAAGTTTTCTCGGGCAGAGCTTTCTGCTAAATCCGAGACAGTTATTGGCTGAGAGAAGAAATTATAGCAACAAAGAAGCTGCCGAGTATGTGGCAGTAGCTTCGTACCGTAATTATTTCAATTATAGACAAACAGGTAAGACAACACTAGAGTTGTTACACTTACCTGTTGATACAACGATAGTAAATCGCAACAGATTGCTTCATCTCAGAGATGGTCTAGTACACTTTGAGTTTGAAGATAACGCTAATTGGAGAACATAATGGCATTAAAATTTAATCAAGCTTCGGGGGCAGCTAAAAAGTCCTCAATCGACCAGTATACTTACAAAGAGGGAGACAATATCTTCCGTTTAGTAGGAGACATACTACCAAGATATGTTTATTGGATCAAAGGCGAAAACGGTAAGAATATTCCTATGGAGTGTCTTGCCTTCGATAGAGATACAGAAACATTTAACAACAAAGAAAAGGACTATGTAAGAGAGTTTTTCCCTGACCTAAAATGTGGTTGGGCATACGCTATACAATGCATAGACCCAACTGATGGCAATGTAAAAGTTGTTAATCTAAAAAAGAAACTCATGGAGCAGATAATGGTTGCCGCTGAAGATTTAGGCGATCCTACCGACCCTGAAACAGGTTGGGACGTTCACTTCCAGAGAGTTAAAACTGGACCTATGGCTTTCAATGTAGAGTATAGGCTTCAAGCACTTAAGTGCAAACCAAGACCATTGACTGATGCAGAGAAGGAAGCAATTTCTGACTTGCGTTCTATGGACGATGTTCTTGCAAGACCAACCCCAGATGCTCAGTTAGAGCTTCTGCAGAGAGTAACTCAACCAGCTGATGGAGCAGAAGCCCCTTCAGATGTGGACGAAGAGTTCTCAATATCTTAGGAGATTACAATGATAGGAGTAGGAGAAAATTTTCCAGACTTTTCAATGGCTGCAGTTGATGGTAAAGAAATCATTGACTGTGATGTGTTGTTGGGAGAATGGACTGTGGTATATTTTTACCCAAAGGATTTTACTTTTATTTGTCCAACTGAAATCGCAGATATGGACTATATCGTTGGCGAGGCCGATGTTATAGGTATTAGCGGAGACAACGAATATTGTAAACTCGCATGGAAAGAGCAAAATGATTCTATAAGAAACATTAGGCATATTCTTGCAGCGGATTGTGGATTATATCTATCTAATGAGTTAGGTATAGTTGATCCCGAAAATGGAGTACCTTTCAGAGCAACTTATATAGTTGATCCTGATGGAATAATCCAACATGTATCAGTAAATGCATTAGATACAGGAAGAAATGCAAATGAAGTGCTAAGAACGCTACAAGCTTTGAAAGCTGGCGGTCTTACAGGGTGTTCATGGCAACCTGGAGACAAATTTGTAGCATGATTTTATTTACAGCAGACTGGCACATAAAACTCGGACAGAAGAATGTCCCTCTACCTTGGGCATGCAGTAGGTATAAAATGTTCTTTGAAGCTATATACGACTTAGAACAGGAAGCCTCCATGCATATTATTGGCGGAGATTTATTTGACAGAGTTCCTTCTATGGACGAACTTACTCTATACTTTGATTTTATCAAAGAGATAAGTATACCAACTATAATATTTGATGGTAACCATGAGGCGACTAAGAAAAATAAAACTTTTTTCTCTAATCTAAAGAGAGCCACTTCTGATGTAAATTCACTTGTCGAGATTGTAGACTATACTAGAGAACACAGTTGGGGAACAATACTCCCCTATGCAGACTTGCATAAAAAAGGTTCTATAGAAAAGTGCAATCCCGACAAACCTTTATACACACATGTAAGAGGTGAAATACCTCCTCATGTAACTCCTGAGGTTGACCTTGATAGGTTCAATCCCTTTCCTGTAGTTTTTGCGGGTGACCTACATAGCCACTCCAATACGCAGAGAAACATTGTCTATCCAGGCTCTCCTATGACTACTTCTTTTCACAGAGACTTAGTCAAAACAGGATATCTTTTAATTGATGAAGATAATGATAGCTCATGGGAATGGGGCGAGTTCATGCTACCTCAACTTCTTCGGAAGACTGTTGATAATGAGAGTGATATGCAACCAACCATGTTCCATCATACAATCTATGAAATTGAAGGAGATGTAGCTGATTTAGCAAATGTTAAAAACTCTGAGCTTCTTGATAAAAAAGTTGTCAAAAGAAGCTCAGAGGCTACTCTTAACCTCAAGAATCTAACTATAGAGGAAGAACTAGTAGAGTACATGAGTGCTATACTTAATTTAACAGACGACAGAATAAAACAAATTATGGGGGTGTTTAATGATTACTCTAAAGACGCTCAGCTGGGATAATTGTTTTAGTTATGGTAAAGACAACACTCTTAACCTTAATGATAGTAACCTTACCCAACTCGTTGGGACAAATGGACAAGGTAAGTCTTCCATTCCACTTATTATCGAAGAAGTATTATTTAATAAGAACTCAAAAGGTATTAAAAAACAAGAAATCCAAAACAGATTTATAAATCAAGGTTACTGGATAAACATAACATTCTCAGTAGACGAAGATGAGTACGAGATTGATGTAACTCGTAAGGCAAGTATAAAGTGTAAACTCTATAAAAATGGTGATGATATTTCTAGCCACACAGCTACAAATACATACAAAACAGTACAAGAAGTACTTGGTTTAGATTTTAAAACTTTTACTCAACTCGTGTATCAGAACACGAATACATCATTACAGTTTCTAACTGCGACAGATACAAACAGAAAAAAGTTTCTTATAGATTTGTTAAAGCTAGAAGAATATGTAGAATTCTTTGAAATATTCAAGGAAGCTGCAAGAGAGATTTCATTTGAAGTGAATAGCCTCAACAGTAAATCTGACACAATAGTAAAATGGTTAAATGAAAATAAATTGGAGAGTATAGATATACTTCCTATATTAAATTTACCAAAACACTCAGAAAAAGACGAAGAAGATTTACAGAGATTACGAAGCGATTTTGAAAAAATCTCTGAGAAAAATAAAAAAATTATAGATAATAATTTTGTAAAAGAACAACTTGACGACCTGGAAAAAAGTGAATACAGGCTTTACAAAGGAGAGGAGATTAATCTTGACGCTAAGCTGCAGAAACTTGGCACTATTCGTGCCCAAATGTCTGATGCCCAAGCGCACTTGGATAAAATCTCGGAACTTGAAGGCGTGTGTCCTACTTGCGAACAGGAAATAGATTGGAACAAAATGGAAGAACTTCGAATGGGCTATGTGCGGACTATTACACATGGTGTAGATGAAGAAGAAGATATTGAAGAAGAACTTGAAAAAGGAAACGAACATAATAAAAGAGTGTTAATTCGAAACAACCAACAGCGAGAGTACGAAAGTTGTATTCGAGATTGGGACAGTTCTTTGCCTTCCACAATTTTGGACGGTGAAAAAATATCTTCCCAAATTGACGAACTTACTTCCAAGATACTCGATATTCGTTCTGAAATAGAAAGAGTAAGCAACGAGAATATGATGGCGGAACGCCACAATACTCGCCTCTCAATCATTCAAGAACAAACGGAGGGTTTCGAGAAAGAATTGGAAGAAATTGTCGCGGCTTTGGGTCAAGTTGAAGAGAAAGCAACACACTTAGAGATATTGAAGAAAGCTTTCTCCACAAACGGATTGTTAGCCTATAAGATTGAAAATCTAGTAAAAGACCTAGAAGAAATAACAAATGACTATCTCGCAGAGCTTTCTGCAGGTAGATTTAGTTTAGAGTTTGTAGTTACAAACGACAAGTTAAATGTAGAGATTACAGATAACGCAAAAGTAGTAGATATTCTAGCACTTTCAAGTGGTGAACTTGCAAGAGTAAATACTGCAACACTACTAGCAATAAGAAAGCTAATGAGTAGCATTTCGAGTTCTCGTATCAACACATTGTTTCTTGACGAAATAATAAGTGTACTTGACGAAGAAGGAAAAGAAAAGCTAGTAGAGATATTACTCGGAGAAGAGCTGAATACTTATTTGGTTTCTCACGGTTGGACTCACCCACTTCTTGCTAAAATAGAAGTAATAAAAGAGGACAATATAAGCAGACTGGAATAGTGGACACATTCGTGCTACACGAGTGCCCTGTTCTTAACCGTACAATCTATATACCCGTTGGTGTTAGATGTACACATTGTAAACAATATGGTAAATGTAAGACAAAAAGGAACAAAAGCAGAAAAAGAAGTAGCAGCGATGCTCAAGAGACACACTAATCTCGATTTTGTACAGACACCAGGAAGTGGTAGTGGCAAAATAAAAGGAGATTTGTATGTTATCGACATGAAAAACCTATTCCTTATAGAAGTAAAACACTATAAGGATATGGGTTTCTCACACAAAATATTTACACAAAAAAGTAATAATTTTGTAGTGTGGTGGAACAAAGCAATCTCACAGGCTCAAGATATGGAACAAGAGCCTTTGTTATTTATGAAACAGAATTATGCAAATTGGTATGTTGCAACCACAAGAAAACCAATAAAAGAAAAACGATATATGCACATAAACTGGCTCGGTGCATATATTATGAACGCAGAAAAGTGGCTAGAAAATGAAAGAATAGAATTTACAAATGGCAATAACCTTCTCAAGCCTTGGGAACCAGATCCAGAATGGGAACTTACTAATAGTTGATGGTTTAAATGTTGCGTTTCGTTGGAAACACTCACGACAACTTGAATTCAAACATGACTATGTAAGAACCGTAGAAAGTCTAGCAAAGTCTTATAACTGTGGAAACATTATAATACTTGCTGATGGTGGCAGTACCTACAGAAAAAATATATACCCCGATTATAAGGCAAATCGGAAAGACAAATACGCGGAGCAAACCGAACAAGAAAAAGCAGAATTTGCTCAATTTATGGGCGAGTTTAGTAATGCCTTTACACAACTAAAGAGTAGAGGACATATGACAGTCCGACAGGACGGGTTAGAAGCTGATGATTTGGCAGCCTGGATAGTTGGAAAACGAGAGGACTTTGGTATAGATGAGATTTGGTTGATATCATCAGATAAAGACTGGGACTTACTTATATCAGATAAAGTATCTCGATTTAGTACAGTAACTCGAAAAGAGATTACACTTGATAATTGGGACGACCATTATGATGTTGAGCCAGATAAATATCTAACGCTCAAATGTCTAGCAGGCGATACAGGAGATAATGTACCTGGTATAGCTGGTATCGGCCCTAAAAGAGCAGTATCTCTTATAGAGCAATATGGAGACTTATTTGATATATACAATGCCTGTCCAATAGACAGCAAGTATAAGTTTATACAGTCTCTGAATGAAAATGCAGATAGATTATTGTTGAACGCAGAACTCATGGATTTAGAGAGTTATTCAGAACAAGCACTAATCGAAGCAGACATAAATTTAGAGGACTTGTCCTCACAAATACAGGAGTATTTAAATGAAGTTAGAGATTGATTATAGCAAAGATTCTTTGCTAGACGAGTTCAGTTTGAGAACTTTAGAAGAAAGATACATGGTGGGTGATGAAAAATCACCACAAGAAGCATTCGCACGAGCTGCAATAGCTTTTGCTGATGACGAAGCTCATGCACAAAGATTATATGACTATGTTAGTAAACAATGGTTTATGTTTGCTACACCATTATTATCAAACGGCGGAACACAAAGAGGCCTACCAATTAGTTGTTTTCTTAATTATGTAGACGATAGCAGAGAAGGTATAACAGAACATTATACAGAAAATGCTTATCTATCCTCTTTTGGTGGTGGAATAGGTGGTTCTTGGAGTTCTATTAGAGCACAAGGAACAAAAACATCAAAAGGCTCTGAAAGTACAGGAGTTATACCTTTTATGAAAGTAGTAGATGCAGAAATGCTTGCTTTCTCACAAGGAGTAACTCGTAGAGGTAGTTATGCTTCATACCTACATATGAGCCACCCTGAAATAGAAGAATTTTTAGACATTCGTAAGCCGACAGGCGGCGATGTTAACCGTAAGTGTACAAACTTACATCATGGAGTAGTTATACCAGATAGTTTTATGGAGATAATTTATAAAGCTACAAAAGAACCTAACTTTGATGATAGTTGGGAACTTATTGATCCTCACACTCAGCAAGTTAAAAAAGTAGTATCTGCACGAACACTATGGGTAAAACTACTACAAAATCGTATGGAGACAGGAGAGCCTTATCTTATGTTTGAAGATGCGGTGCAAGAAGCACTACCAGATTTTCAAAAGAAGAAAGGACTCAGAGTAAATCATAGCAACCTTTGTTCTGAAATTACTCTTGCAACAGATGAAGAACGAACAGCAGTATGTTGTCTATCAAGTGTAAATCTAGAACATTTTGATGAATGGTCTAAAATACCAGCATTTATACCCGACTTAGTACGAATGTTAGACAATGTTTTAACTGTATTTATCAATACTGCTCCTGACTCTCTTGAAAAAGCAAAATTTAGTGCAATGAGAGAAAGAAGTATTGGACTAGGTGCTATGGGATTCCACGCATACTTACAGAAACAAAATCTTTCGTTTGAAGGTATGTATGCTACAGCAATGAATATGAAGATATTTAAACACATCAAAGACGCTGCTGTAGAAACTACACACAAACTTGCTATAGAAAGAGGTGCTTGTCCTGATGATGATTCTTGCGAAGTAAGAAATGCACACTTACTAGCCATTGCTCCCAATGCAAGTAGTTCTATTATATGTGGTAATACATCACCCAGTATAGAACCTTTTAGAGCAAATGCTTTTACACAGAAAACAAAATCTGGTTCTCATTTACATAAGAATAAATATCTAGAAAAGGTATTAGACCAATATAATGCAAATGATGACAAAACTTGGAAAAGTATTGTTGCAAACAAAGGTAGTGTACAGCATCTCAATATGCTTACTCCACATGAAAAAGAGGTATTTAAGACTGCTGTAGAAATAAATCAATCTTGGATTATAGAACATGCTTCTATGAGACAAGAGTTTATTTGTCAGTCTCAAAGTGTAAACTTATTTTTTCCACCAGATGTAAATAAAGGTGACTTACACAATGTGCATATGTTAGCATGGGCTAAAAATTTAAAAACATTATACTATCTAAGAAGTGAAGCTATCAGTCGTGCTGATAATGTATCTTCTCAGGTAAAGAGAGAAATAATCTTTGAACAAGAAGATTGTTTAAGTTGCGAGGGATAATATGAGCCAACTATTAGAAGAAAGAGAATATTATAAACCTTTTGTATATCCTTGGGCATTTGAGTTTTATAAAAGACAACAGCAAATGCATTGGCTACCTGAAGAAGTGCCATTACAAGACGATATAAGAGATTATAAAGAAAAACTATCAGAGGGTGAAAGAACACTTATAGACAATATATTTAAGTTTTTTACACAAGCTGATGTAGATGTGTGTTGTGGATATGCAAAACATTATTTACCCACATTCAAACAACCTGAAGTAAGAATGATGCTAGTTAGTTATGCTGCAATGGAAGCAGTGCATCAAGAAGCTTATTCATTGCTTTTAGAAACACTAGGAAAATCTGATGATATGTACCAAGAATTTTTTGATATACAAGCGATGTCAGAAAAACATGATTATCTTACAGATTTTAACATGAATAGTCCACATGAAATGGCAAAAACAATGGCAGTTTATAGTGGATTTACAGAGGGAGTGCAATTATTTAGTAGTTTTGCTATACTATTGAACTACCCAAGACATAATATGATGAAAGGTATGGGACAGATTGTTACATGGTCAATAAGAGATGAGTCTCTTCATGTAGAAGGTCTTTCCAAACTTTTCAGAACATTTATTGCAGAAAATCCAGAGATATGGACAGATAAATTAAAGTATGAAATCTATTGTGCTGCTGAAAGAGTAGTAGAACTAGAAGATAAATTTATTGATATTTGTTTTGATAAAGCAGATATTCCAGACCTCAAAGCAGAGGAAGTTAAAGAGTATATTCGTTATATTGCGGATAGAAGATTACTAGGATTAGGTATGAAGAATATCTTTCATAGTGCTGACGAAAACCCTTTACCTTGGATTGATATGCAAGTAAATGCAGTTGAGCATACCAACTTTTTTGAAAACCGTGCTACCGAGTATGCTAAGGCTAGTACACAAGGAAACTGGCAGGATATATTTAAATGACAACAGAAGTACAAAATGAACCAGTATTGGAGATAGATGGTAAGAAGTATCTTATAAATGATATGACTGACCAGCAAAAAGCTTTTGTTATAGAGCTAAATGCTTTAGCACAAGATGAAAGTGATGCAAGGAGACAGTTAGATAGATTAGTATTAGCTAGAGAAGGATATACTAGTAGATTGAGACAGCTTCTTGAAGAACCCGATGAAGGTTCATCAGACGAAAAACCCGCTTCATAGCGGGTTTTTTTATGGACGACTTATGTCGTCTGTCATCTTTGAAACTACACCTAAAGTATATGCTTGAGTTACTTGCGCATCTTCTCCCACAGCTAGTGTTATACCGTTTGCATTGCAATGTTTTAAATTTAAATCAAGAATTTTTTCTTTCTCAATTCTAGCTCTATTCTTAGCTGCGTTTGTAATCCAATCATCTACATCGTGTGTCATATATTCTAAAGATTTTTTCTCTGTTTCTGTTAATGTTATTGTATAATCCATAATTTTTTCCTATGATAATTTGTGTATACTTACACTTGTACCTCCGAGACCTGCTAGTACTGCGTGTGTATTTGATAATTCAATATAAAATGTTAAGTAGTCGTTTGCATTTAAATCTAAAATAATAGAACTAGTACGAGCTTCGTATTGGTTGTCTGAGCCAGTTTTAGCAGCCCAACCTCCAAAATAGACAGTACCTGTACCATTTACTCTTGGTCCCATTGATAAATAACTAAGTCCTGTTGTTGATACCTGCAAAGATAACTGACAAATTATTAAATATTTTCCTGGTGTTGTTACTGTAAATCTACCATTACTTGCATCATAACAACTTCCTACATTATGTCCTGAACTAGAAAAAGTAAACTGATTTGCTCCTGCCGATTGAGTCCAATTTGAACTATGATAAATTGTAGCAGCTGCTTGCCCGAGCATAGATACAGCACCTGTATGAGAGTCTATGCTAAATTTTCTATTTCCTATTTCTGCAGAGCCTCCATCAGCAGCATCATCTACAAGAATATGAAAATCTTGTCTTGCAGCACCATCACCTCTTCCTTGTGTTGCAAGGGCTACTTTTTTATAAGTCTCACCACCATCTGTTTTATACCCCATAGATATAGAAGAAGTAAGATATCCATTAGTATTATCTGTACTACCTATATGCATTCCATTATTAGAAATATTATGCAAAGAAGCATTTGTTTCACTTGTAAGGACAGAAAATCTTGTAGTAGGAGTATCATCTCCAATACTAACTGCATCACTTCCAGCATCTACAACGAGCATATGACTTTGATTGTCTGATTCAACTCTAAAATTTAAATCTTCTGAATCTTCATTAACACATATCTCTGTTCTGCCTACATGAAATGCCTGAGCTAGTGCACCATCTGGCATACTAATATCAAAAATCATTTTTCCTTGTTCTTGGCCATCAGTTACACCATTGTTTTCCATACGAATCTGACCATATGTATGCGCTCCTGAACCACCGCTTTCACCTGTAAACTTAATTCCACCAAGTGTATCTCCATCAGCTGGACTTGATGAATTTCTATGAAGATTGAGCACAGGGCCTAGAGCTGCTCCTGCATCTGTTGAAACAAGTGTAAGAACATCTCCAGCACTTGAACTCGTAACTGAACCCGCAGCATTTGTAGCTAGTCCACTAGATATAGTACTAAAACTTAAAGTGCCAGCTCCATTTGTAATGAGTGCTTGACCATCGCTTCCGTCTGATACATTTAGTTGGTCTATACCAATTTGATTATCGTCAATGTGACGAGTAAGTATACTATTTGATGCTATCTTAGTGCCGTCTACTGCATTATCAGCTATATTGGCTGTTGCTATCGTATTGGCTGCTATTTGATCTGTTGTGATTTGGTCATCATCAATATGACGAGTAAGTATACTGTTGGAAGCTATTTTTGTTGCGTCCACAGAGTTATCTGCTATATTTCCTACAGCGATTGTGTTGTTTGCGATTACGCTTGAATTAATTTTTGTTAATGCCATATTATCCTTCTAATTCTTTTATTCTTTCTTTGAGATCGTCTATGATTGTTTGTTGTTCTTGTACTGCCTTAACAAGTAATGGTGTGATTCTTCCATAGTCCATTCCTTGCATCATTTCATCATCTTTATCTCCACTAATAGCATCAGGAAATATCTCTTGTGTTTCATGTGCAATAAAGCCTTCACTTGATGTTCCATCTGATTTCCAATCAAATTTAACTGGATTTAGATTGTTAAGTCTTTCTAAACCGTTCTCAATCGGTCTTATATTTTCTTTTAGTCTGTAATCTGATGAAGTGTTATAAGTTGTTGAACTAGTATTAGTAACAACTGAACCAACTTCTCCGCCACCAACAGTTCTTTCAAAGCATAGGGCTTTATAACCACTTCCAACTTCTCCGACAAAATTACCATGTCCATTATAAGTAGCACTTTGGTTGAAACCTTGCATTCCAGCATTATTAATTCTAAAGCATTGTGTAAGAGCATCACCACCCTGAGTTCTTACGTTAATCCAAAATTCTCCACCATTTGAGCCACTTGCGGTACTAAACATTTGTGCGGTTATTTTGGGACCATAACCTGAATACCATTCTAATCCTCCAGCATAAGCAGAAGCATGTGTTCCTGTTAATCTTAAAACTGCATTGTGACTAGCTGCTGCATGAGAAACTTCTAATAATTTACCGGGACTTGTAGTTCCTATACCTACTTTGCCATACTGAAAAACAGCCGTACCTCCACCTTGTACCTCAAAAACACTGTTATCACTTGCATCAGCAACTTTGAAGGCTAATTCAGAACCACCACCTGTACTGTTTACTTTTAATACTGCATCTGGTGATGTATCTCTTATGCCTACATATCCACCATTTAATATAGTAAATCGTTCTACAGCTCCACCATCTATAATACGGAATCTATCTGTAGTTCCTCCATAAGCCAGTTGAAATCCATTACTATTATTACCGAGCATTATTGATGCTTTAGATGTATCATCATTACTATTTGTAGCGTCTCGTTTTATTTGTAGTAATATATCAGATGTGCTATAAGGAGTTGCTCCATCAGTAATAGTAAGGTTATTTTGTGGTGAATTAGTTCCTATACCAACTTTTCCGTCAGATAAAATTCGTATTCTTTCATTTGACGTTCCAGATGAATTTGTGTGAATAGCTAAATCATCGCCTGAAGCTGTACCCATACGAGTAAGACCATTAGTAGTAAATGCAAAGAAATCCCAGTCATTTGCACCACTATTTCTTCCCATTAATAGTTGTCCACCTGTTGTTCCTCTTAAATTAAAAGTACTGTAGTTTGATGAATCAAACTCAGCCATACCTATACTTAAGTTATGGTCTCCAGTAGAGCTTTGTATAGTACCCGTTATAGTACCACCTGCTAAGGGTAGCTTAGCTGCTATATCTGTATTGATTGAGTTTGCTAATTTAGCTGCTGTGACTTGATCGTCTGCTATATGTCTTGTCTGTATTGCGTCTGTTACTATCTTTGTTGCAGTTACATTATTATTTGCAATCATAGTAGTAACTATGCCACTATCTTGTACTAATGTGCCAGATATAGAGTTCGTAGCTATATGAGTAGCTGTAATAGCGTTATCTGCAATAATCGTTCCCGATATTGCATTGACTGCTATAAATTCTGAATTTACTTTAGTTGTTG